ATTGATTGTACGAGTGTCCCACTGCGTACGAGAGTCAACGATTTCCTGTTGGAAAGGATAAAGGTCTCCCATCTCCCTAACCTGACGTGGAGGGATAATTTCCTCTTCGTCATCATCCTTAAATGGCCCTTCTAACCGTGTGTCCACCTTCATAACATAGAACGCTGAACCAGAGGACGCTTCGCGTGATACCGTTGGTTCAAAGTATTCAGGTTTGGACTCAAATAGTGCTAATGCTTCGTGTTTTCTTCGTTTTTTTATCAGGCTTAATCTTCCCTGATAATGGACATACCCAGTATCTCCCATTTCTTTCTGAAAGACGTACGTCTTTGCAACTCCATTCATCCACGCACGCAGCTGTGCTACCGTGCGTTCCACTCCGTCTGCCATAGCAGAGAAACGAAAATCGTAACAAAAGCAGGGGTTCATAGAATATATATTACATGTAGATAATAAATTTCTGTTTAGTAACACGAATATTTTTGAGGCATTCACTACGTTCATTGGAAAAACCTACAAAAAAATTCTTTCCTATATATATATCTTTTAACCTCTTGGAACAATTGGAACATTTTTCCTAAAGTTAATCCATTAATAATTATCGCGGTTGGCGCCATCCTGTTTCCTTTGTTCAGCCATCGGCCATCACTACAGTTTTCTGTTGCTTCGCTAATTATATAAAAAACGTTCACTTTTTGCTGCGCAAAATTGCTTACGCAATCGTTCCTTATTTTTATATAATTTTAGCTCGTCACCAGAAAACCTTAAGTTCAGCCTCATCTCCTAAACACCCTTTTCCTAAATAATTCAATGTTTTACATTGCATTATTTTTCTTTATATTGACGAGCTATATTAATTCTGCGAGATTTTTAAGAATCAAAGTAGAATGCGGTAACATTATAATTCAACTCTACTTCAGAACCTGAAATTTGTTGCGGTGTCTGAAGGTCACTTACAGCGTCCGCCATCACATAGTCCCATGTGTCTGGTTGAGTGGACCCTGAAGTTTGATAAAATAGTTTTTTTCCACGTCCAAACGTCAGAGTAATTGTAAATACTCTGTGCGTTTGACTGGGGGTATCGTCGGGCATGAAACCTACACCTGTTGCCAGATTTGGTACCGATGCGGGACTCATCAATGTCATACGTCTATCCCTACGAGCAATAAAGGCGTCTTTATTGAGAGGGCAGTAATAATCTATAATCGTGCCGTTATAAGGACGACTGGACTCTAATACATTATTAACATTATATGCACCTGGTAGAAATAACAGGTCGGTAGCATTCATACCCTTTTGCTTTAATATCAGTTGCCTGATAAAAAGACGGGTATCCTGTGCATTTAATATGAGTTGAATGGTGTGGTACTCACCACGAATGACAAGTTTTTTTAACGTAATAGAATTACCGTTACGTTGGTATTTAGTGTTTCCCTGAGGGATATCAGGTAAAACACGGCGAAGTTTGAATGAGTTCGTCATTGACTCCTGTGGGAAGAAGCCAACAGCCGTTTTAAGTTCACGTTGTGTGTTCAAAACGCCTAAAACTCGCTTAGAGAAGGACGTACGGTTAGTCCGCTTGCCGCGGAAACTACGAGAATTCTTTTTAATAGCCATGCTATATATTACTAAAACATTTTAAATCTCGGTTTCTAAACTAATTAAATTCTTATTTTGAATTGTCCACATTTTCCATCGGTCGATGGATAACATGCCTAAATCTGGGAGTGAATTACTGAATATCCAAATAATTGGACAGTCAAACACCTTTTCCCTAAACTTATAACGGTCGTCATAAGCGTACCCATCTTTAATTACCTCGATGGCAGAATAGAACCCATAAAGACGGTCCTTATTCATTGCACGAGGCATATCTACAATGTACATAGATGATGTAGGGAGGTCACAAACCATGCGTAGTAAATCCTTTGAGTCGTTACAAGGCGGTAACACACGACCCAACTTAAAAGCACGAATATACGCAATCAAGCGTGACTTACCTACATTACCCGAAGCATTATACACAAAATTGATTGTACGAGTGTCCCACTGCGTACGAGAGTCAACGATTTCCTGTTGGAAAGGATAAAGGTCTCCCATCTCCCTAACC